GGAAGCGGCGGAAGAAGATGGTGATCGCCTCCCAGCGCTGGCGAGCGCGGAAGCCGGCCTCGTAGAGGGTGGAATCGATCCATGCGTCGATCGCGAGGAAGAAGGTCGCGCGCGGCACTCTCGATTTTCGTCTTCGGAACGGATTGAACATCGCGACTGCGCCCACACGAGATGACCCTGCACGGGGTCGATCCTCGCTTTGTTCTTGCTGATTTCGCCCCGCGCGGCAAGGACCGGGGCGGTCAAATCGCCGTTGATCGACATTGATCGCCGGGCATGGTGAAGGCCGGCGAAAATAAATAGGAATATTTTCTTGACACCGTGACGGAGCTTTGCTAGAGTAACCCTATCGTCGGAAAACTGCGTCGGCGGGCCGGGATATCCGGTAGGGGCGCAGGCAGCGGCGGTTCTTTCTCGACAGGATGGGCAGATGGTGACGGGCAGGGCGCAGGCGGCCTGGGCGGCGCGGCGCGCGCTTGTGGAAGGCGCAGCAGTGACGCCCGAGCGCGTGGCGGCGGCCTGCCGGCTGAGCCTGCGCACGCTGGCGGCACGGGCGGAGGAAGAGGGCTGGATTCTTCCGGCGGAAGAGGGGCCGCAGGAGCAGCTTTCGCGGACGGAGCGGATCGCCCGCGTCCACGACCGCCTGCTGGAGCGGATCGAGCGCGAGCAGGTGCTGACCGGCGCGGCCGACGGGCCGCTCGACAAGGCCGGGGTGGCCGAGCTCGCCGCCACGGCCCGCATTCTCGCCAAGATAAGCGAGATCACGCGCGATGAAGACGGCGCGAAGGAAAAGCAACTGGAACGGGATGCCGACATTGCCTCAATCCTCGACCGGCTCGACCGGCAGATCGTCGGCCTTGCCCGGCATCTCGCAGCGGAAATGGCTGGAGGCGACGTTCACGGCGCGGGAGCTGGTGCTGGCCAGCCTTGAATGGGCAGCGCTGGCGCGCCCGCGCCAGTATCGCCCGCCCTGCGGGGCAGGTGAGAAGGCGCTGAACTGGCTGGTCGTCGGCGGGCGCGGCTCGGGCAAGACGCGGCTGGGGGCTGAATGGGTCAACGCGCTGGTGCGCGGCTTCGCCCCGTTTTCGCCCGGCCTGCGGCACATGCGTATCGCGCTGGTCGGCGAGACGCTGGGGGACGTGCGCGAGGTGATGGTCGACGGGCCTTCCGGCATCGCCGCGATCTCGCGCTGGAACCGCCCGCGCTATGAGCCGACCCGGCGCAGGTTGCTATGGGATAGCGGCGCGGTGGCGCAGGCGTTTTCCTCGGAGGACCCGGAAAGCCTGCGCGGGCCGCAATTCGAGGCGGCATGGTGTGACGAGCTGGCGAAATGGAAGAACGCCGAGGCCTGTTTCGACATGCTGCAATTCGGCCTGAGGCTGGGCGCGGCCCCGCGCCAGCTCGTGACCACGACGCCGCGGCCGATGAAGCTGTTCAGGAGATTGCTAGAAGACCCGAATTTCGCGGTGACGCGGATGCGCACCGAGGACAATGCGCAAAACCTTGCCGCCGGCTTCATCGAGGCGGTGAGGGCGCGCTACGCCGGCACGCGGCTTGCCCGCCAGGAACTGGACGGCGAACTGATCGAGGACCGGCCCGACGCGCTGTGGAGCCGGGCGATGCTGGAGGAGGCGACCGGGCGCTACGGCGCGCTGAAGCGCATCGTCGTTGCGGTCGACCCGCCGGCGACGTCGCGGCGCACCTCCGACGCCTGCGGCATCGTCGTCGCCGCGCTCGACGAGGACGACCGCGCGGTGGTGCTGCAGGACGCGACGCTGGCGGCCGCGCGGCCGCAGGACTGGGCGGCACGGGCGGTGGCGCTTTATCGGCAATATGAGGCCGACTGCATCGTCGCCGAGGTCAACCAGGGCGGCGAGATGGTGACGGCGGTGCTGCGGACGGTCGACCCGGAGGTGCCGGTGCGCGAAGTGCGGGCCAGCCGCGGCAAGTGGCTGCGCGCCGAGCCCGTCGCCGCGCTCTATGCGCAGGGGCGCGTGGTCCATGCCGCGCGCTTTGCCGAACTCGAAGACGAGATGTGCGATTTCGGGCCGGAGGGCCTGTCGGCCGGGCGCTCGCCCGACCGCATGGACGCGCTGGTCTGGGCCGTCCACGAATTGCTGCTCGGCCGCGCCAGGCGGCCACGGATCAGAAACCTGAGCTGAACGGGAACCGATGATGGGTTGGAACTGGCCATGGGCGAAGCGCCCGGCCGGCGCGACGACGCGCGCCGGTATGAAAAGCACGGGACAAAGCTCGGGATTGGGCTTCGTCGCGCTGCACGGGCAAGGCGAGGCGCTGTGGACCCGCGCCGATTATGGCGCGCTGTCGCGCGAGGGCTATATGCGCAACCCGGCCGCGCACCGGGCGGTGCGGATGATCGCGGAAAGTGCCGCCGCCGTGCCCTGGCTGCTTTATGAAGGCGCGGCGGAGCTCGACCAGCACCCGTTGACGGCGCTGCTCAACCGGCCGAACTCGCAGGCGACGGGCGCGAGCTTCATGGAGACGCTTTACGGCCATCTGCTGATGGCGGGCAACGCCTATGTCGAGCTGGTCGAGGCCGGCGAGGCGCGCGAACTGCACCTGTTGCGCCCCGACCGGGTGGCGGTGGTGGCCGACGCCTCCGGCTGGCCGGTGGCGCTGGAGCATCGCGAGGGCGCGGCGAAACGCCGGGTGCGGCTTGGCCGTGGAGAAGAGGGGGGTGGCGAGGAGGGCAGTGCGCTGCATCTGCGGCTTTTCCACCCGCTCGACGATCATTACGGCTTTCCGCCCTTGCAGGCGGCGCTGATGGCGCTCGACATCCACAACGCCGCCGGGCGCTGGAACAAGGCGCTGCTCGACAATTCGGCCCGCCCCTCCGGCGCGCTGGTCTATGCGCCGAAGGACGGCGGCAACCTGACGGAAGAGCAGTATGACCGGCTGAAGGCGGAGCTGGAGGACGGCTATTCCGGCGCGCGCGGCGCGGGACGGCCGCTCTTGCTCGAAGGTGGGCTCGACTGGAAGGCGATGGGCCTGACGCCGAAGGACATGGACTTCATCGAGGCCAAGAATGCCGCCTGCCGCGACATCGCGCTCGCCTTCGGCGTGCCGCCGATGATCCTCGGCATTCCCGGCGACAACACCTATTCCAACTATCAGGAGGCCAACCGCGCCTTCTACCGCATGACCGTGCTGCCGCTGGCGGCGCGCACGGCCGGCGAGATGGCGGCCTGGCTTTCGCCGCGCTTCGGCGCGGAATTGCGGCTGGAGCCCGACGCCGACCGGATCGAGGGCCTGCGCACCGAGCGCGAGGCGCTGTGGGCGCGCATCGGCGCGGCCGATTTCCTGACCGACGACGAGAAACGCGAGGCGGTGGGCTACGGCCCCCGTTCGTCGAATGGAGGCTGATGTGACCGAGATGGCGGATGCGGCATGGCTGTGGCTGGCGCGCGCCGCCGGCGCGGTGGCCGGCTCGGCGATCTCGCTCGCCTATATGCTGCCCGCCGGGCGGCGCGAGGCCGGCATCCGCTTCGGTGTCGGCGTGGCGAGCGGGCTGGTGTTCGGGGGCGCGGCCGGGCTGAAGCTCGCCGCCGAGCTCGGCATCGACGGCATGATCGGCCCATTCGAGGCCATGCTGATGGGCTCGGCCACCGCCAGCCTCTGCGCCTGGTGGGCGCTGGGGCCCATCATGCGCGTCTTCAGACCCGATGAACAGAAGCGGAGCGCCGAACATGAGTGAGCGAACACCCATCCTCGCCTGCGAGCGCAAGTTCGCGGCGAGCAGCGTGATCGGCAAGGTGGAGCCGGACGGCATCTTCTGCGGCTATGCCAGCCTGTTCGGCAAGGCCGACCTCGCCAATGACGTGGTCGAGCCGGGCGCATTCTCGCGCGCCATCCGCCGGCGCGGGCCGGGCGGCGTGCGCATGCTCTACCAGCACGATCCGGGCGAGCCGATCGGGACCTGGACCGACATTTCCGAGGACGAGCGCGGGCTGCTCGTGCGCGGTCGGCTGACGCCGGGCGTGGCGCGGGCGCGCGAGGTGCTGGAACTGATGCGCGCCGGCGCGCTCGACGGGCTCTCGATCGGCTTCCGTACGGTCCGGGCGCGCAAGGACGTGAAGAACGGCATGCGCCGCATCGTCGAGGCCGATCTCTGGGAAATCTCGGTCGTGACCTTTCCCATGCAACTCGGCGCGCGGGTGGAAAGCGTCAAGGGGGCGAGGGGATTGCCCTCGATCCGTGAATTCGAGCGTTGGCTGACGCGGGATGCGGGGCTGACGCGATGGCAGGCGCGCGCGGTAGTCGCGCGCGGCTTCGCCAGCCTGACGCGCAAGCGGGACGCTGCGCGGGGCCAGCCGCAGGCGCTGGCGGAACGCATCCGCCACGCCGCCCGAAAAATCGCACAAGAGGAAGACAGGATATGAATTTCATGCAGACCGCCCCCGAGACCAAGTCGACGGGCACCGACCATGTCGCGCTCGCCGACAGTTTCGACGAGTTCATGAGCGCCTTCGAGGCGTTCCGCGACGAAAACGACCGCCGCCTGCGCCAGATCGAGACGCGGGGCGCGGCCGATGTCGTCACCTCCGAGAAGGTCGACCGCATCTCCGACGCGCTTGACCGGCAGAAGAAGGCGCTGGACGAGCTGGCGCTGAAGCGGGCGCGCCCGGCGCTCGGCCTCGAGGAGGCGCTCTCGGCGGCCGCGCTTGAACGCAAGGAAGCCTTCGAGGGCTATATGCGCTCCGGCGACGAGCGGGCGCGGCCATGCCGAGAGCTGGAGCGAGGTGGCGATGCTGTTCGCCCGCATCGAGCCGGTCTCGGCCGCA